ACCAACACCTTTATCCGGTGGTATGACGCAGATGTAATCAGACCGGCGAGGGATGGGGATTACCTATGCTGCTACAAAGAGTCCGGTGCTATCAAGGAACTTTGCTACTGCGCAGAGATCGGCCTGTTTAATGCGCGTGTAGGCAGCGAAGATACCGCCATCAAAGTCCAGTGGTGGGCATTCCTGCCGGAGTTGCCCCAAAAGGAGGTACAGGAAGATGAGTAAAAAGGAATGGATACAGGAAGCCTTGGCCGTAGTCCTCGGTATGGGAACCATCTTCGTGGCAGCGGCTATCCTGCTGCTGGTGAGGTAAGGCTATGGAGCAGAACGAGAGGATAGCAGTTATCCGGGAGAAGTTCCCCGGTTACACTAAGCCGCTGGACAGTATGTGCAAACGGCCGGAGTATTATGGCATCCGGCGTACTGCCGAAGCGGAAGCGCTGATAGCGGACAAGCCCCGCAGGAAGCGGGAAGCCAACTACAAGCTGTCTGTGCGCATTCCTTTGGGCTATGTGGATATGGCGGAGTTCCGGCAACAGCTTATCGAAATGGGCTACTGCAACTTCACAGCATGGGTGCTCCGCTGCGTCCGCCGCCAGCAGGAGGAGTACAAAAAAAGAAAGGCCCCCGCCAAAGACGGGGGCCAATCCACCACCACAAATATACAGGATTAAGGGAGGAATGTCAAGTGATCGTCTACAAAGGGACGGATAAAGATATGAAATGCCGGGGATTCCAATTTGAGCTTGGCAAGGAATACGAAGAAGCGGAAGCTAAGCTCTGCAACAAAGGCTTCCACGGCTGCGAGTACCCGCTGGATGTGTTCGCGCATTACGCCCCTGCTGATAGCCGGTTTTTTGTGGCTGACCTGGACGGCGTGACGGACGAAATGGAAAGCGACGAAACCAAGCGGGTTGGGACGAAAATCAAGCTCCGGGCGGAAATCGGCATTCCCGGGCTCGTAAAGGCTGCTGTGGAGTACATAAAGGAAAAAGCCGAGAGCGCTGCTACCAACACCGGCTACCAGAGCGCTGCTACCAACACCGGCTACCGGAGCGCTGCTACCAACACCGGCTACCGGAGCGCTGCTACCAACACCGGCAACCGGAGCGCTGCTACCAATACCGGCGACCAGAGCGCTGCTACCAACACCGGCTACCGGAGCGCTGCTACCAACACCGGCAACCGGAGCGCTGCTACCAACACCGGCAACCGGAGCGCTGCTACCAACACCGGCTACCGGAGCGCTGCTACCGTAGAGGGCAAAGAGTCTGTCGCCATCGTGACCGGTCGAGACAGCAAGGCGTCTGGCGCACTTGGCTGCTGGCTTGTCCTCACCGAAAGGGACGCCTGGAATGGTGAAACCTATCCCATTAAAGAGGTACGCGCGGTAAAGGTAGACGGCGAGACCATAAAGCCCGGCGTGTTCTACAAGCTGAAAAACGGGGAGGTCGTGGAAGCATGAACCCTTTGGACGACTATGACACTGATGATCTGATTATAGGCACCTGTGCTGCCTGCGGCGACCCCATCTATGAGGACGAGGACTATTACCAAATAGTGTATGAAAAAGTCCATGTGGATTGCATCGACAAGTGGGCGGAGCAGTACAGAGTAAGGAGTATATAAATGGAACAGAACTACTTTAGAGAGCTGAACAGCATTGACTGTTCTGACAAGACCGAGAAGAAGAACGGTCTTACATACCTTTCCTGGGCGTGGGCCTGGGGAGAAATCAAGAAGCTGCACCCGGATGCCACCTATACCATCTACGAGGACGCTAACGGCCTGTTCTACCACACCGATGGTAAGACCTGCTGGGTAAAGACCGGCGTAACCGTAAACGGCATCGAGCACATTGAGTATCTGCCGGTCATGGATAACCGCAACCGCTCTATCCCGGCCAGCGATGTTACCTCGTTCGATGCCAATAAGGCCATTCAGCGTTCCCTTACCAAAGCCTGTGCCCGTCATGGCCTTGGCCTGTATATCTACGCTGGCGAGGACTTGCCGGAGGGAGCCGAAAAACCCCAGGAGCCTGTTGAGTTCTGCACTGACTGCGGACAGCAGATCGTCGGTATCAACAAGCGCAACGGGGAGTACTGGCCGGTAAGCGAGATCGCCGCCTACAGCGTCCAGCGGTTCGGCCGCAAGCTGTGCCCCAGCTGCCAGAAGATAGCCTTTGCCGCCGAGAAGGAGGCTGAGAAGAATGAAAACAAGGCTCCGGTTTGATAGCGCCGACTGGACAAGAGACCGCAACGGCTACGGCATCACACTTTACACCAAAGATGCCGCAGCCGCCCAGGGTTTCTTGGATAGCATGAAACCCGGCAAGATGTACGCCGCCGAGCTAAAGGAGCACCACGAACGCCGGAGCCTTTCGGCCAATTCGTACCTATGGGCACTTCTTGATGATTTGGCCTTTACCCTCTCCACCCAGGCGGCCCCGCTGACCAAGGAGGAACTGTACCGGAAGTACATCAAGGAGGTGGGTATCTGGAAAGATGTGCACAACATCGAACCAGAGGCCGCCAAAACCGTCCGGACAGCCTGGGAAATGCTTGGCACCGGTTGGGTTACGGAGCAGGTGGATTACGAGCCGGACGGGGACCATTTGGTGATTCGGTTGTACTACGGCAGCAGCACTTACAACACAAAGCAGATGTCCCGCCTGCTGGATGCGGTCATTGCAGACTGCAAAGAGCAAGGGATAGATGTTGCTACTCCGGCCGAACTGGCCCTGCTAAAGGAGGAATGGGGCAAATGACAAACGAATGGGGCGCACCCCTTGACAGTAACGGCTACGCTCCCAGCGTAGTGCAGGCCGATACCTCCCGGTGCTTTATGTGCCAGCGCAGCGGCGTAAAGCTCGACCGGCACGAAATCTTTGGCAACGCCCTGCGGGCCAAAAGCAAGCGCATGGGCCTGTGGGTGGCACTGTGCCACGAGCCTTGCCACCTGACCCATGCCCACGGCAATGCCCAGGTAATGGACTGGCTGCACCGGGTAGGCGAGCAAGCCTGCATTGATACTTACGATATGGACATCCCTGCATTCCGGGGAGAGTTCTACACCAACTATTTGGAGGAGACAGAAGATGCTGAATAAAGCAATCCTTAACGGGCGGCTGACAAAAGCCACCGAGCTGAAACAGACCAACAGCGGTAAGAGCGTTTGCAGCTTTACCATCGCCGTAGACCGCAACCGCGACCGGGAAAAGACCGATTTTATCAATATAGTTTTCTGGGGTAAGACCGCCGAATTTATCAACCAGTGGTTTGGCAAGGGCGATCTTATCACCATCGTAGGCCGCATCGAAGTCCGCAACTACGAGGATAAGAACGGAAACAAGCGCACCGCCACAGAGGTTATCGCAGAGGAAGCTCTTTTCGGTGGCAGCAAATCTACCGGCAAGGCAGAGGAAAAGCCCGCAGAGAGCGAGCAGGGCGGATTTGAAGAAGTCGAGGGCGACCCTAACGACCTCCCATTCTGACGGGAGGTGAGGAGGAATGCCGAATAGATTGATAAAGGATAGCTTCCGCACAAGCGACAAGATAGCATCCTTAACGGATTTCGAGTTTCGGCTTTGGGTAAGTCTTATTGTTTCGGTAGACGATGCAGGACGAGGAGATGCCCGACCTGCAATCATCAAAGGCAACGCATTCCCGCTTCGGGAACGGGTTACTGCAAAAGATATCAACGATGCGCTCCACGGTTTGGCGGCCAAAGGCTGCGTTTCCCTCTACGAGGTGGACGGGAAGCCCTACTTTTGGTTCCCGACTTGGGCCGAACATCAAAGGATACGAGAATGCAAACCAAAATATCCCGACCCGCCTAAAAACAGCGGCTTTACACCGTCTGCGGAAATCTGCGGCGAGTTGCCGCAAGTTGCTGCGGATTGCGGCGAGCTGCGGCCTGAATCCAATCCGAATCCGAATACTAATCCGAATCCGAATACAAGTACCCCCCATGCCCCCCAAGGGGGCCGGTTTGCCGAATTTTGGGCGCAATATCCCAAGAAAGTCGGGAAAGGAGCAGCAGAGAAAGCGTTTGAGCGAATTAGGCCGGACAAGCAGACCTTTGACCGCATGATGGATGCCATCTCTGCACAGAAGCGAAGCCGCCAATGGACGGAGAACAACGGCCAGTACATCCCAAACCCTGCGACATGGCTGAACCAGCGCAGGTGGGAGGACGAGCTTCCGCAGGGGGATACCGACAATGTGTTCCTGCAGATGTTGAGGGAGGAGGGAGAGCATGACCAGGGCTGAAACACTTGCCGTCATGTCGATCTTGAAGGCCGCATACCCAGGTTATTACCGGGATATGAAACGGCAGGATGCGGAAGCGGTGGTAAACCTGTGGGCGGAGATGCTGGCTGACTACCCGGCCGACCTGGTTGCCGCTGCGGTTAAGTCCCACATTGCCAGCGACCGAAAGGGATTTCCCCCGCACATCGGGGCTATCATAGCCGCTATTGGTGAGATCAGCAGACCGGCGGAACTCTCCGAGGGGGAAGCATGGGCGCTGATTGCAAAGGCCCTGCGGAACAGCGGCTACAACAGCGAGAAAGAGTTTGCAGCCCTGCCGGAGAACCTACAGCGGTTGGTAGGACACCCATCCCAGCTGCGGGAATGGGCCAGCATGGACACCGGGACAGTGCAGAGCGTGGTGCAGTCCAACTTTATGCGCAGCTACCGAGCAAGGCAGGAGAGCGAGCGCAAAATGCAAGCCCTGCCTGCGGATATCCGGGCGAAGCTGGCCGGTATGGCAGAGGTAAAGCAGCTGCCCAGCTATGACCTGGCGCTGGCGGAGCGGATGATGGAGGAGAATGCATGAGTGACAAGGTTGATATTGCCGTAAGGCGATTACAGGAAGCGGCAGAAATGTCGCAGATGTTATACGAAAAACCGCTTGTTATTACATACAGCGGAGGGAAGGATAGCGACACGGTGTTGAAGTTGGCGCAGATTGCGAAAATCCCATTTGAGGTGCTCCACAGTCACACGACAGCAGACGCCCCTGAAACTGTTTACCATGTCCGCAACAAATTTCGGGAGTTGGAACTCGCAGGCATCAAATGCGACATTGACTACCATGTGCAACCTGATGGGAAAAGGGTTACCATGTGGAACCTTATCCCCCGTAAGTTGATGCCACCAACCAGATTGATGCGCTACTGCTGTTCGGTGCTGAAAGAGGGTGGTGGAAGAGACCGCTTTATCGTTACTGGAGTAAGGTGGGATGAAAGTAACGCAAGAAAAAAGAACCGTGGGATATTGGAGGTCATAGCAAGCAAACGGGAAAATAAGATTGTTTTGTCAAATGACAATGATGAGGATCGTAGGGTGTTTGAAAGCTGCCAGATGAAAGGCAAGCGGGTGGTAAATCCCATCATCGACTGGACAACCGAAGATGTTCTTGATTTCTGCAAAGCGGAAAAGGTGAATCTTTGCCCGCTTTATGGGGAGGGTTGGCATAGAGTCGGATGTGTTGGGTGTCCTATGGCCGGGAAGAAAAGGTACATGGAGTTTGCGAGATACCCAACCTACAAAAAAGCCTACATAGCAGCATTCGATAGAATGATCGAGGAACGGAAGCGGCGGGGCATGGTGAAATGCTTTACCAGAATGGGCGATACAGGCGTTGATGTTTTCCACTGGTGGATGGAGGACGGCATACTTCCAGGGCAAACCGTCCTGCCGGG